GGGTTCATTGCAACTGATAAAGCTTTATGATAGCCTTTTACATCAGAAATTAAACCTTTGTCATCCGTGTACTTGTTAATAAAAGTAGAAATGTCTTTTTGAACATTTTTAATTTCTTCAGCAGTACCTGGTTTATAAGTAAAATTATTTTCACCAACCTTGAAATCAAAACCTTTGAATTCATCGTTAAAAACCTCATTGGTTTTATTTAAGAAATGATTGTACCTCTTTTCGTTTTGCTCTTTAATAGATTTAGATTCATCAAGATAACTCTTATAAGCATTTAAATTTTCTTTTTGATCAGCAGATAATCCATCCCCACTTGACTCAAGAGGAACTTTATATTTATCTTTTTGTTCATTCAAAAACTTTTTAGCTTTCGCAAGTTCTCGTTTTTTTGCTAGCTTGATTTTCTTAATATCTTTAGGATCATCAATCTCTTCATCAAAATCAAATTTATCTTCAATAATATCTTGTATGTCTATTGCGTCTAAACCTTCTTCAGTTGCCGAGTAATAACTAGCTAGTACAGAATTGTCATCCATAGAATCATAGTCTTTTTGCAAATTGTAAAAATCCTGTATGTTTCTACCGGTTTCTTTTTTGTACTTTAAATACGCAGATACATCTTCAGGCAATGGTTCGTTTGCCTCTTTTTCCGCAAACAGTTCATCTACTGAATTTATATCTTTGTTATATCTATCTTTAATATAAGAAAGAACGTTGTCATCATTTAACTCTAATGACGGAGTTTTATTTTCTACTACCTCTTCTTTTTCAGGTTCGATAGTTTGTTTCAATTTGAGCTGTGGATTTTTCTTCGACTAATCCTAAGTCTTTTACTTTTATTTCCATTTAATTAAATTTTTACAAAGTTAAACAATATTTAAATTAATTTTTAAGCCTATCTTGGCTCAAACTCAGCTAAATCAAAACCATCTAAACTATCTTCGTTTGATTCAAAACTAATAGCGGGTAAATTATTTTTTCTCTGTTCTATTAATTTAGATTGCTCGGTAGACTGCTGGCTAATTCTTTTGTCTTTAGCTTTTTCTCTTTGACTCTCTCTTTCTTGCAAGCCTGATTGCTCAAGACCTTTTAACTGCATTTGGAATTCAAACTCTGTTTGCATAAGCTGTCGTTTTAACTCAGCTTCGTTTTTAAGCTTTTCAATTTCAAACGCCACATCAGCTTGTCTGTATTGAATCTTAGCTTGAGACTCCATTTGTATTTTTTGCATCTCTCCCTGCGACTTAGCTTGCTGCGCTTGCATTTGCATTTGAGCCTGCATCTGTTGCTCTTGCTGTCTTTGTTGCATTTCAGCCTCCTGTTTTTTCTTACGTTTTAATTTAAGGAGTTGATTAGCCATTTTTAAATTATTAATTTCCCTAATATCTATAGCGTCTTCTAGGCTTATGTCTTTTTGAGATAATGCCATTTGAATATTTTGTTCAAGCATAGCTTTCTCTTCTTCGTCTGGAGCCATTTCTATAAAAATACCAAAGTCATACATATATAAATCCTTAATGTCTTGTAATATCTTTAAGTTATACTTACCTATCTGCATAGCAAACTCATCTTTAAAATCAGCATACTCTAAAATATCAGCAGTTCTGATTGACAAACATTCTGCAATAGTTCTTGTTATATATAAACTACCTTGAAGAATATGCCTTGTGGCTGTGTTCGAATTTAAAGCAGCTAACTTTTGTACACCTACCAGTGAGTTAGGATCTGGTGTTGAGCCATCCCTAGCTTCATTTAGTCCAGTAACTGCTCTAATCATATCTAAATAATGATTATAGTTGGCAATAAGCATTTGCATTTTGCTAGCTCCACTATTGGATGTCAGTTGTGTAATTGGGACTCTAGCGTTATTAAATTCACCATCTTGAGTATAACTTCTTCCTACAACACTACCGGTTTGAAAATACAATCTTAATGCATCTTCAGGATTATAAGCATTGCCAGTTCCTAAATCAACTTCGTTTAAACCGTCTGCATCTATAAAGACACCATCTGGCACAACTCTTGATACAACTTGTTGAATTTTTAAATGAGTCATTTGTATCAGATCGGCAAAAGGAACCATTCTTCTTACTAAAGATTCTAATCCTCCTTTATACATTCTAGGAGCTGCTGCAACATAATTAGGCATAGCAAACTGATTAGAGGATTTTGGTCTAACCATATTTTCGGCTAATTCCCATTTTAATAAAATGTTCGTTCCCATAACCATAACACCGTCATACCATACGTCAATCTTTTTTTCAACTCTTTCAAATTTACCCTCCTCCATCATTTCTTGTGGCGGATTAAATTGATCGTCTTTTTCTACAGTCTTGTAAGTGCCGTCAGATAATTTTTTTCTTTTATAAACAAACGAATGTGTTGTTTTATAATTAAAATATAATAAGGTAGCAGTATCTCTATAAAACATACTGTTCTCATAAAATTGAGATGTGTTAAAATAATTGTACCACGATTGACTGTATTTAGCTATTTGATTAAGATCTTCATTTGTCAATGATGGATCTATTTTTATAAGCTCAGTCATAGGTACGGTTTTTATTTCTCCCCAATAAAAACAATCTTTAAAATAAGGATCTTCTGTATAACTATATACTACATTAGCAGGATCAACATAATCTAGTTTTACACCCGCTCCTTTTAAAAACTCATGCTTAGTTATACCGATACCTATAGTGGCTAAATCATAATCTACTCTACTTCTAATGTCATTGTAATGATTTTCAGACATTAAAGTATTAATAGCTTCTTCCTCAGCAATCTCAATAGCTGGTTTATACTTCATGTTCATAAACAACTCCATTTCTTCATCACTTTCCGGTAGCTCATCCTCGTTTGTTTGAAATACATTTATACCAAAATCTTGATCTATTTGTTGAAACAAAGGCTTGGCTATCACTTCACCCTCAATCATTTCTTGAAATTCATTTCTTTTTTCAGCTAGGCTTTAACTTTAAAAAGTCTGTCAGACATTCCATTTACAACAATGTCTACAAACTTTGGAATAATTGGTACTGGTGACCAGTCTAGATTAAGATAACTTAAATCGCCATCTATTGCTAATTCATTTTTGTATTTTGCTACTGATTGCTCTCCTCTTGCATACAAACGTAATCTCATGAACTCATTCCATTGATTATAAAATCTACAGGAGCCATTATCTCTTCTAAACCATTCGTATTGTATTGCTTGCATACTCCATAGTATCTTTAGTGGAGTCAGAAACAAATTGATCTGGAAATGCAGCAGCCTGTATATCTATTGTTACTTCTTTCATTTATTAAGTAATTGACTTACTGAGTTCTTGTTATTATATCTTGCAAAGTTAATGCTTATTTTTGATTGTTTTCTGACAGGAGTATACAAGTGTTTTTGATTTGCCATAATCGCTAAACCTGAGCTAATAGCAGCATCAAACTTAGTTCTGTTTGATATATCAAACTTTGCCCAATCTTCTAGTGTTCTTTGAAAATACATACTACCTATATCGTCTTTTTCCCTATAACTACCATCAAAATCTAATCCTACATATTTTTCAATATACGACTCAATAGCTGAGGCGTGAGATTGTTTAACATCTTCAGATGAATTAGGAATACCTCCTAACTCTCTTTCGGTCTTAGATAACTTATTATAAGTTTTATCTGGTCTATTTAAACAAAAGCCTCGGTAAAAGCCTCGGTATCCTCTATTTTTAAAATGATACAATAAACGAGGTTTATTATTTTCACATAATATTGGCATGCCATAAAAAACACAAGCCATTAAAACTTCTTCAAAAAATATTTCTGCCGTTTGTGGCCGAGCAATGTATTCTAAAAAAAATTCATTACTTGGAGCGTCATCCATATTAAATTTTGTCATTCCATGTAAAGCTCCGTTAGAACCTTTTCCTACAACTACTCCTGAAATATCATACGAGTCACAACCAAATGAGCCTACATGTTCGTTCCCAGGATACATTCTTCCACCCTTTACAACTACGTTGTTTTGCATAGAAGCTTTAGGGATGTAAGTTACAAAAAATCTTCCTCTTTTATTTGGGCTCCAAATAACCTTAGAATCCTTTATTCCGTTTTGCCAATGAAAAGATCCTTGCGT